GGGTTAGCAAGGCGTTTGCCAATTGTTCTTGTGTATGTTCCATGATGGTTGTCTCCGTTGCATGGGTTTATGGTGATACAACACATGCTTGGAACAACCAGCATATCAACTCAATAAACCATGAAAAATCAACAATCTGGATAGTTACACTGCCATGCTGCTCACCCAATCTGAATGGGCACGGCAAAAAGGATTTTCACGGCAATATGCCGCCAAGCTGATCAAGCAGGGCACCATTCGCCTGACCGGCGGCAAGGTAGATACGGTGCAGGCGGAAGCGGCGCTGGCTGCCTTGCGTGAGCCGTTACGGCAGACATCCAGCGAGGAGCCGCTGGAAGGTGGCGGTCAAAGCCTCTCCACCCTGCTGCTCAAAAGCCGGATTAAAACCGAGGTTGAGCGCGGGCGGCTGCTGGAAGCCAAGGCCAAGGCGGAAACTGGCAAGCTGGTGAGCGCCGATGAGGTACGCATCGCCGCTTTTCGCCGCGCCCGCATCGTGCGTGATGGGATGCTGAACCTGCCGGATCGTCTGGCAGCGGTGCTGGCTGCCGAACATGATGCCACAAAAGTGCACACCCTGCTGACCAACGAAATCCGTACCGTGTTGGTGGAACTGTCCGATGCCGACAGCGGCTGAGACTTACAACGCCGCGTTTAGCGATGGCTTGCGGCCTGATCCGTTGTTGACGGTGTCGCAGTGGGCAGATCAGTATCGCATGCTCTCGCAAACGGCTTCAGCCGAACCGGGGCGGTGGCGCACTGACCGCACACCGTATCTGCGGGAGATCATGGACTGTCTCTCACCCTCCAGCGGGGTTGAGAAGGTGGTGTTCATGAAGGGCGCCCAAGTTGGCGGCACGGAAGCGGGCAACAACTGGATCGGCTATGTTATCGATCAGGCACCGGGGCCGATGCTGGTGGTGCTGCCTACGGTGGAGATGGGCAAACGCTGGAGCAAGGGACGCTTCGCCCCGCTGATTGATGACACCCCTGCCATCAGGGCGAAGGTTAAAGACCCGCGCTCCCGCGATGCGGGCAATACGGTGCAGTCGAAAGAATTCCCCGGCGGCATCGTGGTGATTACGGGTGCAAACAGTGCCGTGGGGCTGCGCTCCATGCCGGTGCGCTACCTGTTCATGGACGAGATCGACGGCTACCCAGGCGATGCCGACGGTGAAGGTGACCCCGTTTCTCTGGCGGTACAGCGCACCGCAACGTTTGCGCGGCGCAAAATTTTAGAAGTATCAACACCCACGGTGAGCGGCCTCAGCCGCATCGAGAAAGAATTTGAATCCTCCGATCAGCGCTTTTTCCATGTGCCGTGCTCTGTTTGTGGGCATATGCAGGTGCTCAAATGGGCGCAGTTGCGGTGGCAGGATAATGACCCCGCTACGGTGCGTTACCACTGTGAAGCGTGCGACACCCCCATCCCCAACCACGGCAAAAGCCGGATGTTGGAGGGCGGCGAATGGCGCAGCACAGGAGTCGGCGACGGCAAAACACGCGGCTATCATCTCTCGTCGCTTTACAGCCCTGTGGGGTGGTTTTCATGGGAAGAAGCGGTACGCAGCTTTCTGAAGGCCAAGGATGATGAAGCACAACTCAAAGTCTGGGTGAACACGGTGCTGGGCGAAACCTGGGTGGATCGCGGCGAAGCGCCGGACTGGCAGCGGCTCTATGAACGGCGGGAAAGCTATCCGCTCGGTATTATCCCTGCATCCGGCCTGCTGCTCACCGCCGGTGCCGATATCCAGAAAGACCGCATCGAAGTCGAAGTGGTCGCCTGGGGCAAAGGCAAGGAAAGCTGGTCGGTGGATTACCGTATTTTGTACGGCGATCCGGCACAAGAAGCTGTCTGGCAACAACTGCACGCCCTGCTGGCCGAACCCTTCCGCCATGTCAGCGGGGTTGATCTTTCTATCCGCGCCTTGGCGGTGGATACGGGCTTTGCCACGCAGGATGTCTACGCGTGGTGCCGCAAACAAGAAGCTGGGCGGGTGCTGGCGGTCAAGGGTGTGGAACGAGCGATTGCGCCGGTGGGTGCCCCCACGGCGGTGGATGTCAATATCGGCGGCAAACGCCTGCGGCGCGGCATCAAGGTCTGGCCGGTGGGTGTCTCGCTGCTGAAATCTGAACTCTACCAGTGGCTGAAGCTGCAGCGCGGCGAGGATGGACAGTTTCCGGCTGGATACTCCCACTTTCCCCAGTATGAAGCCGAATACTTCAAGCAGCTGACCGCCGAACAGCTGGTGACCAAGACCGTCAAGGGTTACCCGAAACGGGAATGGCAGAAATTGCGGGAACGCAATGAGGCGCTGGACTGCCGCATCTACGCCCGCGCTGCTGCCATCACCCTTGGCATCGAACGCTTTACCGACCGCCATTGGCAGAATCTGGAGGCACAACTGGTGCCTACCGAACGGCGTGCCATTGAGCCTTTGACAACAACCAAACCCCAACGTCCCCGCGTGACACGCTCCCGCTGGATGAGTTGATATGCCTTATACCGAACAAGATCTCACCGACATTGAAACGGCCATTCGCAAGCTGCAGAGCGGCGAGCGGGTGGCGTCTGTTGCCTATGACGGCAAAACCGTGAGCTACAGCCAAGTGCAGTTAGGCGAGCTGATTTCTCTGCGGGATCGGATGCGGCAGGAAATCAAAGCGGTGGCTGGCACACGCACACGCCAGATCCGCGTGTTCACCAGCAAAGGTGTCGAATGAAAATTTTTGGCTGGCTGAAACGTCCTAAAGCCAAGGCGTTAGGCTATGACGCGGCGGGCACTGGCAGAAGACTGCAAACCTGGGTGCCGACTACCGACTCCGCCAATGCCATTCTGTTTCAGGATGCGGCGCTGCTGCGTTCGCGCAGCCGCGACATGGCGCGGAAAAACTCCTATGCCGCCAATGGCATTGAGGCGATTGTGGCAAACGCCGTGGGCACGGGCATTAAGCCGCAATCGAAAGCAATGGACGCGGAAATCCGCAAAACCATTCAGGAACGCTGGCTGGAATGGACGGATGAAGCGGATAGCGCGGGGTTGACGGACTTTTACGGCCTGCAAGCCCTCATCTGCCGCGCCATGGTGGAAGGCGGTGAATGCTTCGTGCGCTTGCGGGTGCGTCGTCCTGAAGATGGCCTTTCTGTGCCGCTGCAACTACAAACGCTGGAGGCGGAACACCTGGATGCCAGCAATAACAAGCCGCTCGCAAACGGCAACTTTATCAGGGGCGGCATTGAGTTTAACCAACTTGGACAACGGGTGGCGTATCACCTTTACCGTGAACATCCCGGTGATGCGATGTTGTTCGGCACCGCCAAGGAAACGGTGCGTGTGCCCGCTGAAGAAGTGTTGCATATTTTTAAACCCCAGCGTCCAGGGCAGATTCGCGGCGAGCCTTGGCTGGGGCGCGTACTGCTAAAGCTCTATGAACTCGATCAATATGATGACGCGGAATTGGTGCGCAAGAAGACGGCAGCCATGTTCGCAGGATTCATCACCAAGAACGACCCCGACACGCCGTTCATGGGTGAAGGCACCCCCGATGATAAAGGCGCGGCACAGGCAGGCCTAGAACCCGGCACCCTGCAACTGCTGGAGCCAGGCGAGGATGTGAAATTCTCTGAACCCGGCGACGTTGGCGGCAGTTATGAGGCATTTTTCCGCCAGCAGCTGCGGATGATCGCTGTGGGATTAGGGATTACCTATGAACAACTCACGTCCGATCTGACAGGGGTCAACTATTCCAGTATCCGTGCGGGACTCATCGAGTTTCGCCGCCGTTGTACCATGCTCCAGCATCAGGTGCTGGTGTATCAACTCTGCCGCCCCGTGTGGCAGCGGTGGCTGGAACTGGCGGTGCTGGCTGGCGCACTCCCCATTTCGCTTAGCGACTTTCAGAAAAACCGCCGCAGCTATCTTGCCGCGAAATGGATTCCCCAAGGCTGGGATTGGGTTGATCCACTGAAAGATCAGCAAGCCGAACAGTTGGCAGTGCGGAATGGTTTCAAGAGCCGTTCGGAAGTCGTGTCCGAACTTGGCTATGACGCCGAAG